AGCAGTAGCGTCACCGTCGTAAACTAAGATGTTACGATCAACGCCAGCAGCAAGGATGGTGTGCCATCCATCGTCGTTCATCTTCTTGACGAAGCCAGCCTCTAACACCTGCATGGCACGACCCACGATATCCCAGCGAGCCTCACGAGCATAACGAAGCAGGTAATCAATACTGCTAGTAATGCTGTAAGTCGGGATCATCACGTAGTCGCCTTCCACAGCCCGCTCAGGAATGCGGCCATGGCCCGGGTTGGTGTAAGCAACATGCTCACCTTCAAGTCCTGGGGAAATCAAATCGAGGGGGAATTCAGTAGAAGCACCCGGCTCGACATTGATGGTTTCAAAAATATCACCGAGAATGTTGCCAACCAAGACACCCTTGCGGAGGGGAAGTTCTAAGGCTTTGGCAAATTCACGCTGAGCAGCGTAAGCGACTGCTTGGTCGCTGTCGCCAGATCGTTTAAGCAATGCAATAAATTCATCGCTTGGTCTATCTGTATATGACATAGTTTATTCTCCTTTAAGAGGGTTTAGGCTAAGGCAATGCCGCCATCGTTAGGAAGGTTGACCCACACCTTGGCGTATCCATCCGCATCTTTGCGGGACATGAAACGGCCAATGCAGAGGATGCCCGACTTAAGCGGGAAGTTTGCCGCAGTGGAAATGTTTCCTGCGGTGTCTGCCGCAACGTTTTCGTTTGAGGCAAACGCAAGTTCGCCAGCGGTTGGCGTTCCGTCGATGCTGTTCGTAACCACCCAGCCACGAGTCATAACAGTTACCTTACCGCCCTTTTGCACTTCATCCTTGTGATGATTCACGTGGGTTCTGGTGAGGTCTTTGTTCACAACATCATTCAAAAGAATGCCAACTGGGACGCTAGTTGCCGTAGCATCGGCATAAGCAACAAGGTTTTCACCCTGATCCAAAGCCGCACCCGAAGCTAACCCAAGGTCAGCCAAGACCACAACGCCACCACGAGTGGCAGTTCCCGCATTGTAGAAAAAACTAATGTCAGTTGTTTCTTCATGTCTATCTGCTTTAAGAGCCATGTTTATATCTCCTATAAATAAGTGTTTTACTTAGAAAGGACATTGTTAGTCAACCAATCAGCAACACTAGCCCTGGTTGATTGAATCTCGTCCACCTCTACCGACTCAATCAAAGTCGCTTCAGTAGACACTACCTGATCGAATGCCTCAGCCGTAACATCATCTTCGGTCTCTTCTTCTGCCTCTTCGGCAGCTTCAACAGCTTCGGCGTCCTTTTCTTCGTCCTTCTTCTTTTTCTTGTCCTTGTCTTTCTTATCAAACCACTTAGCAACAATGGCTTCAAAAGCCTCGTCGTCTAGGGCGTCATAGAGAGTAAGAGATGCTTCAGCTTCATCTTCATCGAAGCCCGCGTTAACGAGGGCGGCCTTGCGAGCCTGCTTCTTCTCTTCGGCCTTCCAGTCCGCAACCGTCTGAGTCGCTTCGGCCAGTTGAGTCTTAGACTGTTCCAGCTCATCTTCCAGCTCCGCAACGCGAGCCTGAGTTGACTTAACAATCGCTTCCATCGCAGTGATGGCGGATTTGCTTTCCTCGGCAGCAGCCTCAAATGTGGCCACCGTGTGGGCAAGCTCTTGGTCCTTAGCGGACTCGATCTTAGCCTTGATGGCTTCGTTCTCTGTCTTGGACTCGGCCAACTCAGATCGAAGGTCATCAACTTGCTTTTCGAGCAGATTAATATCTGTCATGTCGATATCTCCCATGTTTAAATTAGAATTCGTGTCAGTCACATTAAAAGCAGCAACGGACTTAGATTGCAAAATTACACTTCGTGGGTTTGCGGGCTGAGACACTAGCCCCTTTCCAGAGAAAGAAATGTTGGTAAGAGCACGGCCAACCTTATACCCGTCATATTCGCCCGTTCCTCCATAAGTTCTTAAATGCTTAGTCAAAAACGCCGACGACTCATCTCTGGTTAAGGTCTTGGGTGTTCCGTCTATCCCTATCAGGGCATAGTCAAAACCGCTAAATAAACACTCCATAGACACAAACCATTTGCCTTCAGCTATTTCAGAAATAATACTCTCCATCCTCTCCTTATTATCAGGATCGATCCAGCTATTATACAAAACGGCTTGGGTTATGATGTCAAACTCGTGTGGCTTAGACTCATTTTCATCCGCGACAAGCGAGCCGTCTTTGCCCAAAACGTAGCAGCCGGTGATATGCCCGATAATATCATTCTCATCGTGCATGAAATTGAACTGCTTGTCTTCTGGCGAGGTGCGTGCGTCCCACGTGGCTTGAGATGTGAACACGTCGTCATTCTTGTTCCAGCCAGTAGACACTAAGACCGATTCAATATAGTGTAAATCTTTTTGGTCTTTGTTCTCGGCCAGTATCTTTGCAAGCACCTCGTCATTGGCGGCCATGCCTGCCAGATCTGCCGTTGTGCTGCTATGGAGCGTTGCCGGTGAGCAGTAAGCAACGGAAGCCTGTGAGGCAACCTGATCGCCTACGCCATCGGTTATTTCGCTTTGGAATATTTTTATTTTGTTCATAATAGAAACCTCTACGAATTATACACAAATTGCCCAAAAAAATAAAAAAACTCGAATTAAAGTTAATCCCGACCTTAAATTTCCCCGCAACTTTTAAATTCTACATATGTTCCAACGATACTCTTCTTGTATTTGTCCATTGACATGTGAGAGGGGGTGATCTGGTTTGTGCTCACAAAGTCCCTAAACGACACGGGAGCCCTAGTGCCAGCAGAGACAATATCTGTAATGATCTGTTCTGTAACTGGCTGCATTTCTGGCAGATTAGTCAGCACATCCAATTTAAGGGTTTCAAGATCCAAAACTTGAGACTTGGTGAGCTGCCTCAAATTTGTTTTGCTATTGATAGATAAAAATGCCCGATTGATGTTTTTGGAGATACTCTCAAAAGCATCACTAGCCCAAACAATCATGTCTGCCAAGCCTGGGGTAGACTTAGGTGTCTGCACCCTCTTCTTTCTTGGGCCATCGTCCTTCTTGAGGGGCGGCCTGCCGTTATCCTTGACCTCTTTTGACTCCTCCTCTTCTTTACTAATCTTGGACTGCTTATCCATCTTTTCGAGTTCCTGCTTATGGTTAGCATTATGAAACGGGCCAGCCTTGTCTGGATGGGCGTCGTTGTCCCTCTCTTTTTGTTCCCTCTTTAAACGCATCTTTTCTACGGAGGGCACCTCCTTGAATCTCTCCAGAATGGTTTCTTGACTAATGATGTCTCTATCCGCTAATTGAATCAGTAGGTTCTTCTCTGCCGCCTCGTCAGATAGGCTCATCTGATCAAAAACAATATGAGCAGATTTTCTAAAGCCCATCGCCCTGCGGACGATTTCTAGCTCCTTCTCCCAGAACTTAACTAGTTGATCTCTACCATACTGAAGTCTTTCTACTAGGGTCTTAAGAGATATAAAGTTGTTAGTAAATCCCCCGCCATTACCGGCTACGCCCGTAAGGGTGGGTGGAACACCAAGGCCAGCATAGATACTGTTTAGAACAGCTTCGTACTTCTCAGAACCTAAGAACTTATAAACTTGACTATTAGACTCTGAATACGATAACTCTGGACCCCACACTAGCTCCATGGTGCCACCACCAACATTACTAGCTAAGATATTTCTAAGCTTATTAATGGCGTTCTTATTTGGCAGAATCTTGTGATCTAAATTACCAATGGTCCATAGTCTAATGTTAGATATTGCACCATCGAGAGCTGACATGTCTGCCAGCCTCATTTTTTCTAACATGATAATATCGTCTAGAATTGCATATGTTAACGGGTGTGCCCATTGTTGCCAGTCATCTTTTTTGTAGTAGGCGACATGCAGGCGATCTGTATCTAGCGGGATCTTTTTGTCTCCCTTTTTGATTCTGCTTTTAAGACTAGGAGGTAATGTGTCTAAAATTTTGGCGGGAATAGCACCATCCTTAAAATTGTCAAAGAATGAAGTCGCTGTGATTTCAAAATTTCTCCTCCCCAAGAAGAGGCTGATACCCCCATCCTTCATGTCTATAGTTAAGGGGTTAAAGAAATTATACCGCCACGGGATCGTACTTTTTTCTATATTGGGCACCTCCACCGCGATATCTTGTCCTATGGACCTAATATATTTTGTGATCTCTGGCGTGATATTGGCATAACTCCTGTAAATAAAGACTTGGCCAGTTCTGTACAGGTTATTAAGAAACCGCTCTGACCTGTCCTTGCCTTCACACTTTTTGAACCACTGATTAAAGAACTTCTCTACGCTCTTGCTTTCATGTACAATATTGATGCCCTGACTACCAAAATCGCCCATGAGGTCAATAATATTTCGTACTATGCCAACCTTGTCGTAGGCGTCCATGCACATCTTGATGATTCTTTTTTGACGAGCAGGAACCTGCTCCTCTGGTCGAAACGCATAGTAATCAGAATACCCAAACCCAGGTCGAGCAGATTTGTTCGCTTCTATGTCTAGATATTCTCTGTGGCCTCCTTTGCTAATACCCTCGTAAGAGTCGATAACCTCAGAAAACTGGGCAAAAGCCTTGCTTTTGTCGTTTGGGTCGGCGTCGTTCCATGTAATCAATTGATCGTTTTTCATACTATCCCTTATAATTGAAATGTAATTGGATTACTAATAGAATATACACAAATTAGTAAACGTCTTGCATATTATCTGTAAACCAATTTGGTCCACTGTACATCTCTCCCTTATCCTTATCTTTTTTCACGGTCGCAAAGCCGCCATAGAATTCATAAGTAGCTGGCGTAGGCAGTCTCGCTAAAATCCGAGCGGCCATATTGGCCATAATTAATGAAGAGTACCTGTCCTTCCTCTGTTTCCCTTTTTTACCCGCCCCGATAATTGTCTCTGGAGTGTCCCACCTGTCTCTTCCCCCAGCGGTTTGGGTCATTTGAATCATAGTCAATTCATCTTTAAGGTCTTCTATTTCCATGACGCACTGCTCCAGCGTATCAAAAGCTCTTCCCTTTAGTCCGTCCTCTGCGTTGGAGATCCCGATAGTCACAGCGTCAAATCTAGGAAACATGATGGCCTTGTCTTCCAAGTCTTTTCTTAGCCCATGATTGGCACCCGCCAGCCACTCATATTTGGCAAACTGGCACATCTCTAAAATGTGTAGTCCTTTCTCGTCATCTGTATCAGCCTCTTTGTCTTCGTCGATTACAGGCCAAATGGCAGTCTCTCCCTCCTGTATCTTGTCTGCATCGTGTAGTGATTCCATTACAGCAATACCACCACCTTGAGCGTCCATCGCAATATGGACACAAGGAAACAGCTTCATCAAGTCCCTAATCTTGCGAGCACAGTAGGAGTAGAAGTCAGTTTCTCTAGAGTAGCCCTTCTTAACCTTTTCTTTGTGCTGCTCTCTGTTTGTGGTCCAGCAATGCACAATGCGTCTATGGTCTGGACGTAACTCCAGCACAACAATACTAAAGTTGTCCACCTCGGAGGCGGGGTCAACACCAAAAATGTATCTTCTGTCTTTATCACCCATCAGCTTGGCCTCAAAAATAATCTCGTCGCCTTGGGAGTCTTTCAGGGGGGTGCAGTCATTGGCTCCGTCGTTGGCAACACAAGACTCAATAAGGGTGCGTTTGAAAAACCCATGAGAATCGCGTGTAAAGCACGCTCCGAATTCCATCTGGTATATGCCGGTGTGGACCGTTGCCTTCGATCTAGCAACCTGTGAGGCATCCATAAAGCCTTCTGGCAACAGCTCGTAGGGTATCCTAATGACAGAGTACTCAGTCCAGTCGAAATTGTCTGGCACTTCTTCGCCGCCAAAAATCTCTCGCAGTTTGCTCTTCTGCCCCCTGCTCTTGATTATCAATCTCCACTTCTTCCAGTATTCTGCGAAATGATTAAAATCGTAGTAAGCGGTGCCCGATAGGATAATTTGGTTCGCCTTATGGTCTAGCGTGTCTTCGTTCCTTTCTTTCATGTCTACTCCCAAAGACTGTGCTTTCTTTTCTGACGCTAGCCGCTTAACGTTTTCGATTGGATCTGAACTTACAGCAGCAAACCCAGCAACAACAGTTTCAAAAATGTCGCGAGGTATAGACGCAAATTCATCACTAATGATGTCGTTAGCTCGTTGACCTCTAATCTTCTGGCCGTCGCCCAGCGGGAGGCATGTTATGCGGCTTTTGTTAATCCTCATAACACATCGGTCAATGTCTCTTCTGGGTCCACTGTCCGTTGTGCATAAGTCTCTGAAAATTGGTGCGTTATGCCAAATAGTTTCCATGTATTCAAAGAGTACTTTAGACTGCCTAAACGCCGCACCAACAATAACAACCTTTCTTTCTGGTAACAGCAAGGCTCTTATCATAGCGTATAACGATAAAATAAAAGACTTACCAAAGCCACGACTTGCTATTAACATGGGAAACTTGCGTCTCCACATTTCGCACAGCATTAATGCTTGAGATGGCAAGAGGGTGATATTAAAGACGTGCTTACAAAGAAACGAAAAATACTCAGGACGACTCATAATCCATATCAGCTTTAAATGGTAGTCATCGTCACTTGTGACCACCATGTCAAATGGATTGAAGATGTCCTTATCTGACACATCTAAGTTGAGCCAAGCGTCATTAATGGTTTTTAATTTACTCATTTTAGGCTATCGATAGATGGGTATTTCCTAGTAGATAGTACGCAGTCTGATAGGCCGTAATAGGCAGACTCGTGTGCGTTTAGATACCAGTCTCCGTTTTTTAATTTTCTTCTTAAGAAGTTCCTGACCTCATCCTCGTCCACCGACTCATAGTTCTCTTTAAAATATTTGCCAGACACACAAGACGCAGTATAAATATCTAGCATTGTTTCATTGCACGAACCTTCAAATTTAGCGGCATTCTGAACATCAAGGTAACGGCCAGAATAACTACTAGAGCCGAAATGGCTCATAAAATACGCATTTGGCATCATAACTCTGTTGTCAGCAGATTGAAATAATATGCTACTCATTGATTCGGCCTGACCGTAAGCAATAATGGTGATATGAGACCTAGCAAGGCTAATCGCATCATACATGGCCATGCCATCGTTCCACTCCCCTCCTATGCTGTGCATGTGGATAAAAATGGGATCGTGACTGACTAGGTCGAGAATTCTTATGTTTTTTATGAAATAAGAGGCCATCCTGTAGTCAACACCTGGGTCTTCATCACTATTGGTAACATAGCTATTTAAATATATCTCTCTGCTTTGTATGTCTAGGCCGTAAACGTGAATGTCGGCCACGGTGTCTACAGCAACAGTCATGTCTTCCTTCCTATGGAGTAGATGTCGTTGACTCTTTTTAAGATGCTAAGTACAGCCCACTTGGCGTGCTTCTTCGAGTCACAAAATAGCACATGTATATTGTCGAATATCTGAAATTCCATTACGGTTCTGAGCATGAAAGTATTTGTCACTTTGACCTTTCCCCAGTCGCTCTCTGAAATATTCGACCCCTCTGGGAACATCATTAGGTCTGACAAGGAGAACTCTAATATAATGTACCGATGGGGAAACTCTTTCATTCTTTCAATCTCACGCATGAATCTGGATCTATCTTGACCCACATTACCGGCAAACTCTGCGACGCTAGCCTTTCTCTCTATGCATAGCTTGTCTTCTAAACCTTCTAGGGTATAGTCCCCCGTGTCTAGTTTTTGCGTAATCATACCCTTGCAGGTGTGGTATCGTGTTTCAACCGGCTCAAAGGTGTAGCCCTCTTTTTCTCTTGTATCTCTAATGATGGTAAATGGAGGTGACTTTTTAATTGGCATGTTTACTCCTCACGATTTCCATAAACAGAGATTCGTAGTACTGCTCACTCCCAGTAACCTTTTTGTGGCAATTCTTACACAAGGTGATACCATTATTTAAATCATATCTCAAAGAAGACGCGGCAGACCACTTTCTAATATGGTGTGCTTGGAGAAATCTTTTATACCCGCAAGAAGGCATTTGGCAGGTAAACTTATCTCTTTTATATACTCTCGTTCTCCATTCTTTGTAAACTGGATCGTCGTAGTTTCTTCTCATCATGGTACACTTATGCTCTTTACGGAAATATCAAATAATAATTCTCTGACAAACACCGCTGTTTCGCTGGATAGGTCTTGCTTTAGTATTATTTCTGCCAACTGATAATATGCTAGGTGGCAAGCACCGTCTGGGTTGTTTGCCTCAACAAACACTGTGGGGTATGTAGAGTTGTACTGCTGTAGGCTGAACTTTTTCAGCCTACCCATAACCAAAGAAAGATCTAATTCCACCTTGTATATCTTCATTCAACGTCAGCTTCTACCATAAGGGTAATTAAGTCCTCAAATGTTGTTCGCGGATTCCATCCTAATTTACTCTTTGCTTTTGTGTTGTCTCCCCTCAAATAGTCAACCTCGGCAGGTCTATAAAATTCAGGGTCTATAACTACAAAGTTAGACCAGTCCTCAACTCCGACTTGTCTAAACGCTACATCTAGAAACTCTCTAATGGTATGAGTTTCGCCGGTGCAGATAACGTAGTCATCAGGAATCTCCTGCTGGAGCATCATCCACATGGCTTCCACGTAATCGCCCGCGTATCCCCAGTCTCTAAATGCTTCCAAGTTTCCTAGACGCAGCTTTGGAAAAGATCCTCTATTTGAAGATATAAAGTCTTCGTCATACACATAATGGTTTGGGTTTAAGTCTAAAACTTGATGATCCGCCCATTTATGAAAATCTCCGATCCATTTTGTGATTTTTCTTGTAACAAAGGTCTCGCCTCTTCTCGGTCCCTCATGATTGAATAATATGCCCGCACTAGCATGCATGCCGTATCCTTCCCTGAACAATCTGGTTAAATAGTGTGCGGCACACTTTGCGATGGCGTATGGACTTTGCGGTAAAAACTTAGTGTTTTCATCTTGGTATTTATCTTGGTTTCTGTTGGTGTCATAAGACGAGCCATACATTTCGCTAGAGCTAGCTTGATAGAACCTAGACTGGGTCATGTCGAGGTCTGATATGCTTTGCAAAATATTTAAACACCCCTTGCCAGTGATATCCCAAGTCAAGGCTGGCTGCTTAAAAGATACAGCTACATGAGATTGTGCCGCTAGATTGTAGATTTCATCTACCATAGCGTGTTCAGCTAGTATATTTATTACACTAAATGCATCTGTAATATCGCCTTGCACCAACTCAAGGTTTGGATGCCTCAGTAGATGCTTGAGCCTAATTGTATTGTCGACGCTACAACGCCTAGTCACCCCTACCACTTGATAGTCCTTCTGAACTAGCAGATCAGCTAAGTGGCTTCCATCCTGTCCAGTTACTCCAAAAATAATAGCTTTCATTATTGATCCTTATTTGGTAGTTTTGTTGGCGGTAGATCGTGGAACATTATACCCCCATTGCGACTTAGGCTGCCGCCACCATGCCCACCTTGGTCCTCTTTCCCCTCTCCCTCCCCCTCTCCTTCATCCCCATCGCCTTCACCTTCACCTTCACCTTCGCTGGTTCCACCAACACCGCCGCCCCCCATTAGTGTGCCCAAAGCTTCCTGTGCTTGCTCATGGAGTTCTCTAGTATATGGAAGTCGATACGCCCTCGGCTCGGAATCGCCGTCATAGAACGAGATCAGGTAGTCCTCCCAAGAGTCATGTACTGTTTCTGTTGTTGAATTTGGTTGTAGCCAAACATATATATTGCCCCCAGAGTCCCCCTTTGGGTCTGGCTCATCAATAACTAACCAGTATACTCGGAATTTCTCTGGGAGGTCTTCTTCAGTAGGCCACCCCATAAAATCGCGGACAGAAAATCCTACTGACAAACAAAAATATAGCGACAACAAGATCATGATCGCCTTGCTGCCCCAGTGACCCTTGGAGCCTATAATGAACCAAAGAATCAAGGCTGCTATAAGTACAAATCCAAGTGCTATCACAGTCATCGGACGGCCCCCTTTGTTAGCTTCGCTGGAAGCTCATTAACTTCCACCACTTCTCCGTCCTTATCTAGCTTAAATCTAAAAGCAGTCTTCTCGTCGCCGCTCAGTCCAAGCTTAACTCTTTTGATGACAATTGTCTTGAACAGTGGGTTTACTTTGTCTAATTGGACTATGACCTCAGTAAAAGCTAAGCTATCAGTCCTTCGATACATATGGACATTAACAATATACTCTCCCTGCACAAAGCCCCTAAGAGTAACAATCTCTTTATTCTCAGGATGCACAATAGGACCAAGGGGGGTTTGAATGGTATCATTCCTGTTCCCGAGATCATCTCTATCTAAATGCATTAAGCCTTCTTCTCTTCTCATAAAGGCCACAAGATTCCCTTGGGGATCTCTGACATAAGTGTCTACATCGTTATCTATCTCGTCTGGCCACGTTACAGTAATCATGAAGTCTGCCTTAGACTGAACATTATTATCATTTTTGCTGGGGTTGATCAACATAAACGACAACATGAATAAAGCCGCAAAACACAGCAGCGTGTTGAACAGCAAATCCAGAAACGACAAATGAGCGTGATAGTGTCGCATTACTTCCTTCTTATCTTGTCTACTGCTTGGCTTAAGTTGAAGTATTGAATCTTTAGCAGTGCACTGCATATCAACCCAGTCAAAGTACTATACAGGGCAGTAGACATTCCAACGCCCAAATTCTTTATGAGTCCCTGCACAGTATTCACATCCGAGACATCTAGCTTGGTAAACCCTGATAGCATCATAATAAAACCAATCACAGTTCCAGCCATCCCCATCGTAAGACATAGATCGCTCGTAAACCAGCCAGCCTCCATGGTATTTTCTACCTTCTCGATCATATGGTCGTCCTCTACTCGATTGCCCCTATCTATAAAACGACTCAGCAGCCATGTTTTGTATCCACACCACGTGGACATCCCCAAAAACATCGCGGAAATGGCAAAGCTTAACTTGGTGGCATCATTCTCATACAACTCTGCCCAGCCGCCGCCCGCCGTAAAAACGGTAAGGCCCACTAGGATTGCAGTGAAAGCCAGCCACCATCGCAAGAACAGTTTGTGTTTAATCATTTGTCCATTTTCCAGAAGTTGATTGTAAATGTTTCTGTTTCAAACCACACCTCTTACATTCTCGGGCAACCTCCGCGTCGTCGCCCTTGTATACATATTCCCATATATGCCAGCCTATGTAACATAAAACCCTTATGCCCGCCGCTAAGATGCTTTGCAACATGTTATTGTTCCTCTATTGTCTCGGGTGTTAAAAATGGTTGATCAACAAGGCCGTCTTGATATTGGTGGTAAGCAGAAAGTCTATCCTTTTCCTTGTGCATCGCGAGACGCATTTTCTCCATCTCTATTCCGTATCCCTTTGCTACCTCTGGGTTACTTACTAGGTACGCTAACCAAGCGGTGAAGCTCTGCCTGCTATCTTCCAAACGCTTGACACGTTGCTCACGGGTTGCCTTCATCTCTTTGAGCATTGAATTTTTTTTGGTTTGCAGCTCGCGATAGTCTTTGTTTAGAGATTCCTGTGACGCCCTCAGAGAGGCCACCTGACGCTCTAGATTAAAAATCTCGTCTGATCGACCACCATCTACGCCAACATCCCTTAGAGCTTGAACCTCGTCCTCAAACAGGGTGATCTGCTCAATGTTCTCCTTGTTATACTTAAGAGACCGGTTCATTAGCAACTCTAGCTTGATCAAGTCAACAACTTGTAGCTCTTCAGTGGGAATTACATCATCCTTGAACTGAGAAATGATACGTCCCCAATGATATTGAAACAATTTTAACTCATCTTCAGTAAATTGTTGCTTAAGCTCCCTCCAGTACGGGCGAAACGTAAGATCAAACTGTGCCTGTGTTTCATATGTTGCGTTCTCATCCAGCCAAGGCGGGATAGAAATGTCTCCCTTGGCAACTTTTTTTCTAATAAAACCGAGAACGCTATCTGGATCTCGGTCTAGCTTGGTTGCTAATTGTTGATGACCAAGAACAATGTTCTCTTTTATGAATTTTTCTTCCTCTTTGGAGATT